CCTTTAGCAACAGGGCCAACAAATTTAAACGCTTGGCCTAATTGCACCAAGTCCGTGTTGGCAGAGGTAAAGGCTTTGACGAGAATGTCATTGGTTTCACCCACCTGCTCAACCGTCCGTCCATATCCTGTGAGAATGTTCGTGGTAATATCGGCGGCAGATGCTAAATCAAGTGAAGCCGAAGAAGCCAATTCAAGCACGCCCGGTAATGCACCAAGAATTTCATTTGTCTTGAATCCAGCCATTGCCAAAAAGCCCATTGCATCGGCGGCTTCTCGTGCAGAGAACTGTGTGGTCTTTCCAAGTTCTTTCGCGAGGTCTGTGAGTTTGTCAAAGTCCCCCCCTGTAGCACCCGTTAACGCTCGCACACGGTTCATGTTCTTTTCAAAACTTCCAAACGCAACACCCGCGGCGGCTCCCATGGCAACAATCGGAAGTGTCAGTCCCGTTGCCATGGACGTACCTGTCTGCTTCATACTGGTGCCAAGTTTTTTTAACTTGGCTGAAGCCGTTTTCAGCGCAGGGCTCATTTGATCCCGTAATTTCAGCAGAGCGAAAATGGTGCCAATATTAAGCATCGGTTTGTATATTTAATTCCTTTCCCACTTCTGCCATCTGGATACGCAGATAACGCATCGCTTGCGGATCAGTGGGTGGATGTTTTGCATCCGCATGATCGACTCGCTGTTTGGCATCCGCCATTCCTCGCATTTCAATCATCCGAAAAATTGATCCGTTGTAATCGTTATTTATCGCCTCACGAGCCGCATCGGGTAAACAATGAAATTCTTGACACACACGGCTCACCATCCATAGTTCAATAATCGGCTGTATATCCTGTTCAATTAGTTCGTCGGGCTCTAAGTTTAAATATTTGTAGAACCCGACGAGACTTTTCCCGCTTCGTCAGGGTTCTCAGGACGACTAAAATGAAAAATTGATTCTGATAGGGAAACAGCGGTTGGTTCATCGAGGTCTTCAATAATCTCGACTCGATTGGCATCCGTAATCTGCGGATCATACGTCCACGAAACGATGCCCATTTGTAACAACGCATCGCGGTCGTAATTAGATAACGAGGCTTCTTGCGTGCGTTGGATGCGATCAACACCAGCCGCATCTTCCGCCCTGAGTGCTTTTAATAGCTCAGGGCCAACCTCACGCATGAACCCAATGCCTTCGCTTTGCTGTCTCCGTGACGCTTCCCGTAATTTTTTATGGTTGAGCTTTCTGATAGTGACTTGCCCATCAGAAAGCTCAACCACTTTGGTAATTCCCGTAACCAATCCCATCGCACACTCTCTCTTTCTGCATGATCAACGTCACGCATAAAACAACAACTCTATCCTACGACCAAACACCTGCACCTGTCGGGACAAGTTCTGCCACAAGCGTTTGGATACTGCCATTGGATGCAATTACTTCTGACGACATCAGACGCACATCCACCGTAAAGGTTTTGCTATCACCAAACACCACGACTAATTGCCGACCATCATCCTGCGGGCCATCATCAATCGTCCCAAGCACTACATGCGTACCCGTTGTGCCTGTCGTATCCCAAATCGTGGTCAGGGTAATCGGTTCCGTGGTCATCAACCCTGTGGGAGTCTGTTCTGTATTCGCATCCCCCAATGCAGTGGTATCCATGAGTTGTGCAGTTTTCTTGACACTGATGCCTTCCAAGATGAAATTCGTCAGTGCTCGTGCTGTCCCACCGGGGCCATCTTCAAGCGTTACCGTGACACTTGCTGGCCCATATCGTCCTGCCATAACACACCCTCCAAGTTAAGCGCGAGAAAATCCCGCAAACACCGTGATACTACCTGTTCCAGTCACATTGCCATCAAAAGCAAGATACCGATTTACTGTACCTGAGACTGTCTTTCGCTCTGCAAATGGGTCTGTCACATTATCCGTAAATGTTATCAAATCCGCATAAGTCGAATCGTCTGCACTGTGCCGAATCTTCCCAACAAACGCTGAGAATCCTGAACATGCCGTACATTGCAAGAACCCTTCGCCACCACTTGCAGACGAGGCGGAATTATCAACGGATGTACTGGTCGTATCCCAATCAGCCGTTTTTGTGGCTAAGGGTTGCAGAATCTTTCCATTGCCACTACGTTTTCCACTCATGGTAAACGTCACATTTGCTTTCGTCAGGGCTCCCGATTCCGCTAACACTTCATACTCATTGGAGAACGTCCCCTCGTACCCGACAAAGGGATAGCCCGTGGTATTACCTGCAAACCCCACGCACATAATACGAGCCGCCGTTTGCGGTGTCGTGGGAAGTTTTGCACTAAACGCGACGTGTCCTCCTGTGGTCGCGGTCGTATCAAAGTAGGCACCTTCTTGCACCACTTCAGTAGATAGTACACCTGTCGGATCGACAGTCGTGTTGGCATCCCCAAGCCCTGTCACATCTTCTGTGGGAGAAATATGTTTTTCTCGTAAGCCTGTGATCTTTTGACTGATCAAATTGTAGCCATCAACAAATCCAAAGGTACTTCCCGCACCAAATTTTCCAGCAGCCATTTAATGCTCCTCACTCGTCTTGTGCGTGGCCTTGTGCTTGGCAACGCCATCGACTTCCTCAATCAAACCTTGTTTCAGCAACCATTTTGTCGAGCTTTCAATCAATTCGTCAGTGACTTTTCCCGCCTTACAGGTCTTCATTTTCACTTTCGCTAACTGCTCAGGAGAGAGTTTTCTCAGGCCACCCGCCTTTTTCACGATCTCCAAACTGTCAGGGGCAGGCCACGTGATGTCCACCAGTGCTCGATATTTTTTACTCATGTGCTTTCCTTTGATAACCGCATCCCATACACACTTCCTGTCCACCCATTACAGGTTTGAATAACTCTGACGCACCCCCGCATTGTTGACACGCTCCGTTGGCGGGCTTCGTCATGAGACTTCCTTCTGGAGAATCATATTAAATGCGACACGAGGCCGACCATTCTCATCAGGGCCAAGAGAAAACGGTTGCTGTTGCATGGTCACTAAATCATAGCGCGTACTCGATAAATCTTCTGCCTGTATAGTCTTCAGATTATTGAAGGCGGTTTGCGCAGGCGTGCGAGCACTTGCATAATCTTCCACATTCCCTCGGAACACGCATTGGATACCGGGTTGCTCAAACGTAATGCCTGCGGTACCCAACACTTCAATCCCACGCAAGCCCCCTGTCTCATACACTGATGCACACACATCAGGCGTAGGGGGCATCATACTTTGAAACACATTCGTGCCTAGAGTGCCACTGATCGCAGTGGCGAGTCGTGTCCCAATTTCGTCAATAACTGTTGCCATTAGAGTAAGGTTTCCCGTAAACGCATAGCGATGCGAGATGCGAGGTTCGGAACTGCTTCAAGCACCGCCGATTCCAGAAACTTGGCTTGTCCCCCTCGAAATCCGCTTGCCACATCGTGACGTGCTTCTAAATCTTCATGGACGATCAACGCATACGGCGCAGAGGAGCCACCCACTTCAATTTTTACTTCAATATCCCGACCCTTAACTTGTGGCTGAGTTGTAACATGGCTATCGCGTAAAGCAGTTGTATCCACGGGCGTTCGATCTACTGACTCGCCCATGACGAGCAACGCTTCGGCATATAACGCCTTTGCCACGGCGGAAGACGATTTTAACCCCAAGGCTGTGAGCTTCTGGCGCACTTCTGCATCAATAATCTTCAAAGAATCAGCCAAGCTCCACCTCCACCATATATTCCTTGTTCGTATCAGGATCGATCACGCCTTTTACGAACAGGATCGAGAGTTCTGAACTGTCGGGCAATGTAATCATATCGGTTTCCGCAATATCAACAGGATACGGAAATGTTACCAACGCTCGCGAGAGCGTCTCCTGTCCCAACGCATTCCGAATGAGCTTGTCTCGTTTCTGCACAATCGCGGTGCGGGATGTCGAGGTACCGAACGTCGGTTTGCCGTACTTGTCATTCGTCATCCCTGTCTTGTGGGTAACCGTCGCTTGCAACGATGCCGTTAATGCATTGGCAATCGACACACCGCTTTCAATAATGTCTGCAAAACCCGCCATTACGCTCGCACCGCCCCTATCGTGCTCCGTTTCCGTCCTCGCGGTGTGCCCCAATCGTAGGGGATGAGATGAAACACCGCATCGGGGATAATCTTGTTATAGGTTCCCGAATCATCAAACTTCAACGTGATTGGGCCTGCCTTCAATTCTGACAAACTTTCCGCCTCGGTCGGGTTGTCATCCGCACGTCGCGAGACGAGTAGCTGTCGCGCAAATTCACTTTGCGCATCGATCATAGGTTGCGGAATCGTATCTGCATCCAATGCATTATTATTGCGATCCCATAACCCGCTTCGAGGCCACGCCAACGCCTGTGTGGTAGTCGTGACCGCCCCATTCCAGTCATATAGAGCTTCTAACAATGAGGTAGCCCACAACAACGCTCTAGTTTTCTCATTATCTGAAGAACCAGACCACGTGGTACCAGAAGCCACGCGATTATCGTGGTATTGATCCGCTTGCGCAAGAGTTGCGTATGTGTTGGAGCTTGCCCCTTTTGCCGTTGCGACGAGCGTTGTTGTACCCATAGTTATTGATTAATCACATAGTCAATATCGAGCGTCGATGCACCAGAATAGACAGTGCCCGCCGTGACCGTTTTAATACGTACCCGATCACCCATCAACCCATCTTTAATTGTATTGTCAGACAGGGAGCCATCCGTGGGGGTATAGTTCGCGGCTAAGGCAGTATATGCCCTGACTCCATGTATCTTCGTAGCACTTGAGGTGGTAAACGCCCATTGAGCGATGTCCACCCACGTTTGACCAGCATCCAGTGATGTTTGAAAAAATACATCACAGGTTCCACCCCCACCAGCCCTGACAAATTTCGCTTGTACCGTCAAGGTGCTGATATCACGTGGAACAGAAAGAACGTCCGAAACAAAGGTACCGTTCGGGCCAAGCGAAAAGGCATTGACCAGTCCAATACTTCTGTTTGGTTGAAGTGTAGGTGCCGCTGGAGCCATGATGCCTCGCTTTATCTAAGTTTCCGCTTTTTAACTAACTTGGGAACTGTCTCTTTAATACTCTCAGCGACAGTTTTTTTCGATCCACGTCTGTAGAGCTTGTCATTAAAATCTGCTTCATTAATGATTACAGATTTCCCTGATTTGAGATCAGTGACTTCTATCGTTGAACAAATTGCCATAATTCAATCTCAATAAAAAAGGTGAGCTTCTCCCATGGTTGAGAGAAGCTCACCAAAACAACTACTAGCCTGCGAGTCTAACGCCCAACTCCTGTCGAATAACAGAAGCACCATATAGAGCATCAAACGCCCACTGCCACTGACGATGTTGCCGAGTGACTTCAACACGTAACGACAGACCTGATTCTTCATCTATCGCCACGCCCTGATGGGACGCACCCGGTACTTGTACCGTGTCCACCAGCGGAGCCATCGCAAACGCAATCGCGTCACGATGCATGAGTGTGTTGACTACGTGATCAGCTTTAAACGTGACCGCCGCATTGTCAGCCCATGCCACCTGTGCGGTGGGGTTCATGGTAATGACCGTTGACGTACTGGATACGACGCAATAGGTCTGCGTGTCACCTGCAACGGTGAAAATATCACCCGCCGCTGGAGCCGTTCCACCACCATCCCATGTCAACGTGGTATCACCCACGCTTACAGAGGCATCGTTCACAAGAATTGTGCCCGTACCTGTATTGGTATGCGTTGGGACGTTCTGCGTACGAATCCAGTTCGCACCGAGCTTCTCGCCAATCGTGCCCTTGATGATGGTCTGTGTGCCACCTGAATAGGACGCATCTGCGAAAGCGCGAAGGCCACGAGCATTCGCTTCGAGAGCGGTGTCAATGAGCATGAACCGAGGTTCATCATCCATTAACTGATCCGAGGCGAGCTTCGAGGCGGCAAGGAAATCCGCAGTCGTGCTTGCGCAAGGCGTGGTGCCTGCGGTGCCCGTATAGCCATAAAAGCCATAGGCACCATGCGTCAATCCCCAAATATAGTTATCGACGTTGTTCGCAATCGCTTTGATCGCTTCCGTAATCTGCATCGGGACAATACCCTTTTGCACTTGGGCGAGTCCTTTATCATCCATTGCAAACGGAGCTTCATACCACTGATCCAACGTCACAGCTTTCACGGTAGGCGTGACTGCGGTGACTGCTGGTGGAACAACATCAGGGGCAACCGTTCGTGCGGTAATTGATGCAGGGATAGAAACATTCACGGTGGCATTCTTCTTTGCCCCCGATATCTGTTCCTCGTAATCACGATTCACAAGACGTGGCATCACAATCTTTTCGCGTAAGGCACTTAGACCCATCGCCGCCACGGTATTGAGAATATTTGTTGTTACTAATGCTCCAGCCATAATGTTAGTGTCCTCTGATAACAAAGTAGAGTTACCAGCAACTACACCGTAGCTGGATCAAAGTGTCACAGACACCCGATCAGAGGATGATCTACCAGAGCACCCTCACCCAATTTATCGCTCGCTCGATAATACGCCGTATTATCTAACCACGTCCGTTCATACTGGCGGCTTCTTTTGCTGTCACCACCCGCATTTTTCCAGACGCAATTTCATGACCATATTGACCCAATTCTTGAGGGCTCGGATCAATCAGTAATTTCACACCTGTTGGCACCGTCGAGTGCATGGCTCCCGCATCTGGTGGGGTGCCTGTCCCACTACTGCGACCAAATGCAAACCCGACTTCTTTTGTCTGCGAAGCCATCCACTCCTCAAGCGGTAATGGCTCACCCGGTTTTTCAACGCTGTACTGTCCTGCCT